TCTCTTGCCAGTCTCCCGGCATGATATAAATCAGTCTCAACACCTGAATTATATCATCTCCAGAGCGTCTGCGCAAGGGGCGTCTTTTTTGTACCCATTTTTACCTCAAAACAGAGGAATCCACCATTGCGACGTCGCAATCCAATCAAAGGAGAAATGATATATGCCAAGAAGAAAAAAGCACAGCCGCCTTCCCAATGGCTACGGCTCCATCCGTTACCTGGGAAAGAACCGGAAGAACCCATATGCAGTC